GAAAAGTGGATTTCTTCAGACTTAGAAACCGCCACAGATAATGGACTGCCGAGTATCGGCAGATTCGTAATTAGTTTATTAGCGGGGCACGGAATCGTACCCCAGTGGTATTCAGAAATAGTAAAATCATTGCTATTTGATCCAAAAATTATAAACTACAAGAAAATTGATAGTTTTGTTGCATTTAGAGGTTGGTTAATGGGTGATCCAGGAACCAAAACAGTATTGAGTTATGTCGTAGCTTGTGTTCTACGATACAATGGAATAAAAGGTTCTAATTGTGGAGATGATCTCCACGGACCAGGTAATGAGAGTAAACTAAATGATTATTTAGATACTATGAATGAAATAGGGTTGAAAGTGTCGATGGACGATACTTTCGTTAGTAAATACTTCTGCAATTTTGCAGAAGAATATATGAAACCAGTCACATCAATAGTAGAGATGTGGAGAGTAATAAACAAACACAAGGATTATTCTATGTGTCCATATATAGATTATATAAGACTGAGATTAGTCTTATCTCACAAAAAGAGTTCACAGGATCATTCTAGTATTCCTGTGGGAAAATATGAACTTCTTACTAAAGAAGGACATTTTATTAATTCGTCTTCCCCTTGTTATAAGGGGTTACAGATAGCATCGTATCTTCAAGATTGTTATCTTGGAGGAAAAGGAGTATCAGGTATATTATATATACCTAAAGGACTGGGAGGGATTGGAAAAATTCCCCCTTATGAAGACCCAAAATATATCAGATTATATTTTGAAAAAAGAAAAATGACAAGGTTATTATCTATAATCTGTCACGTTAGAAATAGTTTAACTAGAAATATAAATATTCCTAGTCAAGAGATAATTGAAAAGCGTCCTGTATTGATAAAGAACGCTAAACATTTTAATAAGGAAACATGGCTAGGTAGCATGCTTCCGAATATAATTTCGAGGTTAAGGAAAACTTACCCTCCTTACATGAAGGCGATACCTAATACATCATTAAGTATCGTATTAAATTTATTAGCGAAGTATAAATACTTCTATAGTGAAAGGGATATGATAAGCAGATTATCATATCTCGAATACGTTTACAGGATCTTTGGAGAACAAAGTCCTCAAGAATTAGAAGTGACCCCTGAACGGATCATTCAAAATTTAATATCCGACTTCGATGAAGTTCCGGATACCGTTAACTTAACAGATAGAGAGATTTCTTATATCTATTCAGAAGAATTTAGGAGGTTAATCTTAAATATGTATAGTATTAATTATTATACTGAAGATCAGTACAATAATATATTAATAAAATCAGATCCTTTGGCCATAACTGCCGGAGGGATATTTAATTATAAAAAGAAGGACTTTGATCATAAGTCTTTA